GAACACCTCGTACTTGTTTAATTTCTTGCTTCCAGCAAAACCAATAAAACCTGAAAACATAAAAGAAGCTGATGCTATCAAATTTTTATTTATGCAACTCTGTATAAACAGAACATCATTTAAAGACTTTGCCTTTATCCCGGTGAAAAACCTAAACAACCTAATATCATAAAACTCGTCATTCAATAACTTAAGGTTTTTGTTAATAAAATCCAGCCTTAGCAACTTCACAAAGAAAACAAATATAAAATGAAGACCACCTACCCTTATGGTTGCCAAAATAAGAGCGACAAAACATGCCACATATTTGTAAAGCTCTAAATTATTATTCCCTTGCATATTAGCTTCCTATGTTAGCTATTGGATTTAGAGTTGCAACCTCTTCTAAATGCGTTAGAGCGAAGTGCTCGTAATTCATTGTTTCACCAATATTAGCATGCCCGAAGATGGGCAGTAGTAACAAATTATTGTCGCTATTCATCATAAAATGACTGGCAAGGTATGCCGTAAAACGTGGATCTTTTTTCCTTCCACCAGTCCAGCGCTGGGCTGATGCAGGGGCACGCCAGCACGGCCGCGCTAAACCGTGAAATGCACATACAGAGAGAAACCGATGCGAATCCGATACTGCGTGACTGGTCTGCTGCTGATCTGCCTGACGATGTTATCCGGCTGCACGCCCGTCCGGCCTTCGCCAGCGCCAGAGATTCTCTGGATTGGGTGTCCGCCCGTGACAAGCTGCCCGGTGCCGGGAAACAGCCTTAAAACGGCCGGCGATCTGGCGGCGGATAATCGCCAGCCGGAGGCCGCGCTCGCCGCCTGTGGGCTGTAGGTCGAAATCATCAAAGATTGCCAGGAGCAACACGATGCTGAAACCGCAACAACTACGCCGGGCGCTGACCGACAGCGTGCCGGAACTGCAGCGAAACCCCGACGCGCTGAACGTATTTATCGACAGCGGGCGCATTGTCTCGACGCTTGCCAGTTCGTTGTTGTTTGAATATCAGTACCGGCTGAACATGGTGATTACGGATTACGCCGACAATATCGACCTGCTGATCGTGCCGCTGCTTGAATGGCTGCGGACGAATGAACCCGACATTATGGCAACAGAGGAAAAGCGCCGGACGGGCTTTACCTTCACAGCGGACGTGATCAGCGACACGACCAGCGATATCAGCATAGAGCTACAGCTGAGCGCGCGCGTGATTGTGAAGCAGGTAGACGGCGCGCTGCACGTCACGCACATCGGCGAGAATCAGCTGCCGGATGACGACGCGCGGCCGTTGCAGCTGTACGCAGGCGGCAGACTCATTAGCGAGTGGCAATCATGAGCGACCTGCAGCTGGTAAACGACCGTCTGGAGGCGCTCATCAGTAGCCTGTCAGCCTCGGCGCGTAAAGAGGTGGCGCGCAGTATTGGCCGCAAGCTGCGCGCCAGTCAGCAGCAGAATATCAAACGCCAGCAGGCTCCGGACGGTACGCGTTCAAGCCCCGGAAAGCGCAGCCGGTGCGTAGCAAGAAAGGACGTATAAAGCGTGAGATGTTCGCAAAGCTGCGCACGGCGAAATACATGAAGATGCAGGCGAGCGCCAGCGAGGCGGTTGTCGAGTTTGCAGGCAACGTGCAGCGCATGGCACGCGTGCACCATTACGGGCTGCGCGACCGGCCGTCACGTAAAGGGAAAGAGGTGCAGTATGAGTCCCGTCCTCTACTGGGTATAAATGAAAATGATTATGAATCAATTTATCAGGTGATATTGGCTGCTTTTAAATAAGGTCGCTTGGCGACCTTATTCGATTAGGCCCAGCGCAGGTAGAATAACAAATAAGGATCGCGAATATCTAATACATCGTTCTCCTCATCCCATTCAATTATACTGTCATTAGCAGTGGAGTTGGCGATGTTTGAAGAGTGAAGGCATGCGCTTGTAACACTAGAACCGCTAGGTGTGTCACTTAAACATAGCGAGGACATTCTTCTTAATAAGTCATCATATCTAAAAGTGAGCTGAGGAGGATCTTGTGCCAAAGCATGCTTGAGAAAAGTATAAACATCTCCTTGCCATCCGTACTTTGAAAAATAAACCTTCCTGTCAGATCCTCTTATTTTTGGTCCTTCTTCCATTTTATCAACCACGGAGCTGTAATCTGCTGACATGACTGTCCGCTTACAGATTCTATCAATTAATGCTTTATCATTCTTTAAATGCACTTGAGTGGGGCTGACATCTCTTACGCCGCTTTCAAAGCAGGAGTTCAAGTATAGATACTGCATTAACTGCGGAGAGCCAGCAGATTCAGCGACTAAGGTATCTACTAGGCTTTTCTCTGGCGAAATATTTAAATGAGAAAATCCCTTTGTTGCTATCTGCTCTAGCCCGTCAGTTTTCCAGTAGTCAAAATCAATACTGAGAATTCTTCCTCTTAAGTCTGCATTACCTCTTATTACATCATCTGAATGATAAGGAACGGATGCACATATAAATTTACAGCCTGAAGAAATTGCATCTTTAATTTGTTTGGCAATTTCCTGTTGAACGCTTTTTTCAATGTAATGAAAGTCGTCAATGAAAACTATAAATTCTGTTCCAGCAATATCGTTTTTTAGGAGTTGCAAGTAGTCTACGGAAAAGCCTTCAGTAGTTGTGTTCGTATTTGTTATCCCTCCTGAAACCGAGCCTTCAGCACTACCTTTAGCAAGTACAATGCCCGCTTGAGCTGAGGCCTTGGCGCCCAGTGTCGCAGATAATGCTCTGGCTCCAGATTGAGACTGAGATATTGGGGTGCCTAAAATATCAAAAACTCTTAACCACAAGTCTTCAGGTTTGTTGATTCCTGCGCCTGTGACCTGAATCAATCTTTCTTTGCCTAATAAGTTTTCAATGAAAACCGTTTTGCCTGACTTTGATGGGCCTGAAATTGCTATCAGGAGGTTTCCCATTTCCAGTGCATCTAATAGCTGTGTTCCTTTTTCTTTTAGATGATTATCGACATAAGTTACTGAAGGTGTCCTACCAGGGGTAAATACTTCGATTGCTTTCATAATGTTCTCCTCGAATCCCAAGCCTTGAACATACTCGTACTGTGGTACATCACACAACAGTACTAAGTGGTTTCGAATGAAGAATTCGCCATGATAAAGGCATGAATAATACAAATGAAACTATTGCTGAAATTCAGCGCCTGCTGCGCAACCTGATCCGCATCAGCCGTCAATCTGACCGACGGGCTTTGCCGCGTCGATACGGGAAATAACACAACCGGCTGGCTCCACTGGCTGAGCGCCCGTGCGGGTAAAACCCGTTCCTGAATGCGCCGTCCGTGGGCGAGCAGGTGCTCGTCTTATGCCTGGGTGGCGAACTCGATACCGGATTTGTGATGCCGGGAATCTTCTCAGATGACAACCCGCCGCCGTCGGCCTCGGCAGATGCGCTGCACTGGTCATTTCCTGACGGCGCGGTGATCGAGTATGAGCCGGAAAGCGGCGCGCTGACCGCAACGGGCATACAAACGGCAACCATCACGGCGGCGGTAAAAATTCTGTTCGATTCACCAGAAGTGGAGTGCACTGCACATCTCAAGGCCAAAACCTTTGGGTTCTCTGATGGCGGCACGATGAAAGGCAATGTTACCCATACAGGGGGCGATCTGAGTTCAAACGGCAAGGTGCTGCATACGCATATACATCCGGGCGACAGCGGTGGGAAAACGGGGGCGCCATTATGACAACCGCAAAATATACCGGCATGAGCCGGGAAACCGGTGCCGCGCTCGACGACCTCGCTCACATCCGGCAGTCAGTGCGTGACATTCTGTTGACGCCGCTCGGCGCTAGGGTGATGCGCCGTCAGTATGGCTCGCTTCCTTCCGCACTGATTGACCAGCCGCAAAACGAGGCGCTGCGCCTGCAGATTATGTCGGCCTGCTATCTGGCGCTCCTGCAGTGGGAGCCGTGTATAAAGCTAACCGCCATCAGCTTTGAGTCGGACTATAACGGCGCAATGGTGGTTGAGCTGACCGGCAACCGCACCGACAACGCGCAGTCTTTTTCCTTAACCGTTCCTGTGAGCTGAAAACATGGCAACTATCGACCTAGGCCAGCTGCCCGCGTCTGACGTGGTGGAAACGTTTGACTATGAATCCCTGCTGGCCGAGCGCAAGGCGACGCTGATTTCCCTTTACCCGACCGAGCAGCAGGACGCTATCGCGCGCGCTGACGCTGGAATCAGAGCCCATCGTCAAAATGCTGCAGGAAAACACCTGTCGCGAGCTGATCCTGCGTCAGCATATCAACGAGGCGGCAAAGGCCAATATGGTGGCGTATGCGCTGGATGACGACCTTGACCTGCTCGGCGCAAACAATGGCGTTTCCCGCCTGATGATTACCCGGGCCGACGATACCGCCATTCCGCCTGTGGCCGCCGTAATATGA